CAGGATTAATCCCAGGTCTCAACTTGATCTCTGCGTAATATTTATCCTTAAGCGAATCCAAATAGCTTTTAGCTTTTGCAACCTCTTCTTTATATGCAAGTTTCTTCTTTCGAATATCTCTTGCTTCGTCTAAATCCTCGTCAAAACTAAAAGAGTCTTCAATTACGAAGTTAATTTCTTCTGAATCTAAATGTGGTTTAGCTTGTTTGTAATATTCTCTTAGCAACAACTCACTATCTACGTTGCTGTAGTCTGCGTTTAATCTAGCATAGTCATCTATAGTTCCACCTGTTTCTTTCATAAAAGAAACTAACTTATCTAAGTTTTCTGGTACGTTTTGTGCTTCAGCTTGCGGTAGTACTTCTTTTTGTTCCTGTGAGGTGTTGGGACTTTCAGTGCCTCCAACCATTGTGATCTCCTCAGCGTTATCACTTTCATCTTCTACTAGTTCTAATAGAGATTCTACTTCTTCTGTTTTGATTTCAACTTTAGGAATCTCTTTGGACTCCCGTACTTGTTCTTCCACTTTTGGTATATCTCCGGTTTGTTTATCATCAACCATTGCTTCTGTTTCTCCGATTTGAATGGCATCGTCTGTTGGTTTTTTAGTTAAATCTACTTTAGTGATTTTTGGAATAGCTCCCATGTCCTTGTATTTAGGCATAGTATGCTTTACTTTAAATTCACCTTCTTGTTTTACTTCTTTTACTTCTTCTGACATAATATAATATAATAAAAATTAATAATCCCTATCTTGGGGTAAATTGCTCTAAATCAAATCCACCTAAACTATCATTACTTGATTCAAAATTCTTAGGTAACAAATCATTTTGTCTTTGATCTATGAGTTCACTCTGTTGAGTGCCTTGTATTTTAACTCTTTCGTCTTTTCTGTTTTCTATTTCAGACTCTTTCTGCTGCTGAGCCTGCGTGTTCATTTGAGCTAATTGCAGTTGATACTGAAACTCTTCTGCCATTAATTGTTTTTTAATTAACGCCTCTTGCTCCATGCGCTGTATTTCAAATTGTGATTTAGCTTGTTGGATTTGAATTTCTGTTTGAGCTAAAGCTTGTTGTTTTTGAACTTCAGATACGGCTGCTTTTTCTGCAGACTCTGCATTAGCTTGAGCTTGAGCCTGTATATTAGCCATTTGAGCAGCCTGCTCTTGCTCTGCTTTCTTTTTTTGTCTAGACTTTATTAATTGGTTTGCTAGTTTTAAATTTTTTATTTGTCTAATATCAATAGCATCTCCCAAACTAATACTTTGTGATTGAAGGGCTATTTGTATACTTTTTTCTAACTGAGCTTTTTCTTCTTCTTCTGGTTCTAATTCTAAAAATATACCAAAATCGTGTAAATGTAAATCATCTATTTCTGTTAACGTAGCTACATTAAAACTATTGACACTTCCTATCAATGTCTGTCTTGTTAATGGGAATTGCAACATATCACTAACTCTTAAACTTATATTTTCACAAGATCTTATTGTTAAATACATTAAAGATTGTAATATATGCTTTGTTGCTGTATTAGAATTAGCTGCAGCTAGTTTTTGTAAACCAACTAAAGCGTTTTTATCAGGAGCGCTACCGTCTCTAGCTTCGTTTAATCCTGTTACATCACGTATCATTTGAAGATAATATTGATACGTTTGTATCATAGCTTGTATTTTAGATATACCTGAAGAGCTTTGTAATTCTTGAATAGGTATTTTACCTCTATTCATTTCACCATCTTGAGTAAGAGATCTACCAACTATAGTACCTGTTTGGAAATACATATTTAACGCTTCCGCTGGGTTATAATTAGTTCCATTACCTAAATCAACCTCAGCTAAACCATCTACATCTACATAAACACCATCAGGCACCATTCTAGCTAAAACTTGTTGAAGCTTAAGATGGGTTAATTGTATCATGTCCGCAAAACCAGTTGTTCTGCTTACTAAAGATTCTATTCTTCCTTGATACATTCTTGGAGCCGATATACAATAATTCATGTTAACCTTTGTAGTGTCAGCAAATGGTCTTGTCATATTTTCAGACATTTTCCACTCTAGCATGGTATCGCCCATACCTAATATTTTTGCACCAGTGTATAAAACTTCAATAGATCTTGAAAGTCTTTCAAAATTATCACTTGGTGGTGGATTAAAAGTGTCTTCTTTTTCTAAAGTTTTTTCTAATCCTTGCTCTGTTTGTTTTATTTTAAATACTTGATCTTGATACGTTTTATACTCAAAAAATAAAACTTGATGTTGATTAACGTCGCTGTTAACTTGCCAATCGCTTTGAGCATAATTTTGACGTCCTGGATATTTTTGTATTCTTTCTAATTCGTCATTAGTTAAATACGGAAACATTTTTTTTATCTCAGGAAGTGTTAAGCTTTTTATTTCACCAACATAGTATATATCTTCAAAATTAGGATCATCTGTAGCGGAATAAACTAAATTAGCTGGATTAACATAATCTACTTTTACTCCTTCAGCTAAATTAAAACTTGTTTTAACAGCCGCTATACCTAATACTGTTAAATCATACGCTAATCTTCTTTTAGTTTCTTCGTATTTATTGAAATCTAGAACATTATTTATTAATTCTTCTTCAGCTATTTCAACACTTTGTTTGTAATTGAGCTGCATATATAAATCAAGTTCACCTGGATCTTTCGGTAGGCTTTCTGGTTCTGCAGATGCATAAAAATTTTTACCTGTTAATTTAGCTAACTGTTCTATGTTTTCTTTTTGCTGTATATCTCTTAATGCATTAAAAGCAAAGTCAGTTCTTTGTTGTGTAGCAAATGGGTCTGAAGCAAAAGATTTTATCTCATATCCTTTATCAGTCATGCCATTTACAACTATATCTACAAACTTAGATAAAACAGGTATTGGCTTCCAGTCTAAATTTAAGTAAGATAAATCACCATTATTTGATAATTCATCTTTATATTTTTGTACAGGCTGTTCACCTCTAGCGTATAATCTTAGTCTATTAAAGTTCTGGAAATTATAGGAAAACCTATTTTGTCCACTGTTATTTCTAAACCACTCTTGTTCAATAGCATTTCCAACAGCTAAACCATATTCAAATGATTTCTTTTCTTCTTCAGGTACAACCTGATCTGGAAAGATGCTATTATTATTAGTATAGACCATTTATTTATATTATTTTTGAATTTTCACCTGTATTGTTATATTTTCTAAAACCTAATGATACTTGAGATATTACTCTTTTCGCAACAGGTGTGTATCTATGTTTATTACATGCCATTATAGCTAAACCAGAACTAATAGATGCATCGTGTTTTGTTCTATTGTTTATATTAAACTTAGCCCAATCTTCTAACGTTCTTTGAAAATATGTATTTCCATATCCTTCTTGCTGTAATCCAACGTGGTTTTCTATATAATCTTCAATAGCAGCTGCGTGAGCTTGCTTTATATCTTCACTTGAGTTAGGTATTCCACCTATTTCTCTTTCTGTAATAGACAACTTATGTATTATTTTATCAGGTCTATTCATAGAATAACCTCTGTAACCTCTTCTTTTCATATAATATAAGAGTCTAGGTTTGTTATTCTCTGCCAATATAGGCATACCATAAAATACTAAAGCCATAAGAACATCTTCAAAAAATATGTCAGCAGTCTGTGGTCTAGATATGTATTCTAAAAAGAACAAATTAGGTGGCACGTCTTCCATTGAAAACTTAGTTAATCCGTGCAAAGCTCCTTTAGAACCCTTACCATCAACAGTACCAGATATATCGTAACTATCACATCCAAACGCTCCACAGTGTTCATTTCCTGGATATTTTATATTGTTTTTTATATTGTATCTATTCTGTAGTCCAACTGGAGGAACCCAACTAACTAGAAATCTGCCGTTTTTATTAGGTACAAACATTACCCTAGTATCTTTAATCCCACCTTCCCATTGAAAATTACCCTGTGTAACTACATTTGTATTACGAAGATCTTCATTATAGTCTATTTGCTCGTATATTTTAGTCAAATTAAACAAAGATTCCTTAGCTTCATCTCTGAAAGCGTGTTTCTCTGTTCTTGGAAACTGACGATAGTATTCATTTA